GCTCGTGGCGGTGAACGACCTCTCCTTCACCGCTACCATCCAGCAGCTCCATGGTGATCCGGATCCTCTTCATGCTGCTCCTCCCTGGCGGCTCACTGGAATCGAAGATATCGCAGTGCGGCTGCGCGGTTTGAGGATTACGACACGAGCAGACGCGGTTATGCCTCGACTGCAACCGCCGGAAGGGCGGGCAGCGTGTTGAGCACGTACACCCACGGCCGGCCGGGGCTGCTCAGGCGAGCCCGCTTGTAGCCCAGCAGCGCCAAGCAATGTCCCACAGCCATTTGCGTGGCGCGGTCGTTGACCAGGCCAAGCGCCTCGATTAGCTGCTGGTTGCTGAAGCCCTGCGACCAGTCGTTGTCAACCAGGTGCGCGCGGATACGTTGATGCAATTCGTATTGCCTGCGCTGCGGCTCGGGCATGTCAGGGCCGTCCAGCCATTGGCTCGCGCCGAGTTCGGCGGCCAGATCCACCCCGGTTGCCCGCTCGGCGGCCTGGTTGGCACGGGTGGCGGCCAGTCGACGAGCCATGCCCATCGCTCGGCCTGTGGTGTACAGCGCGCGAAACACTCGGCCCGCGCTGACGATCTGGTCGGCTTCCACATGCGCCGCCATCGGCACTCGATCCGCCTCGGGCTCGAACTCGGCAACTGGCATCACGTAGGCGCCGTGCTTGCGGATGCTCGGCAGCACCTCGGCGGTGACCCATTTGCGGAAGCGGTGGTGCGGAGTGCCGGGCTTGGTGGCTTCACGGCTACGCAGAATCAGAGTGAACAGGCCCGATTCATTGATGATATTGGCTTCGCCTTGACGACCTAAGCTCAACTTAGATCGTTCATCTTCATCCAAGGACTGAATTGCCATACTCGCGTTGGTCAACTGAAGGGCCTTACAAACATCCGCAGCGACCCACCACGGCTCACCTTTCAGCAACACCACCCGCACGGCAGCACCATCGAACGAGAATTCCATCGGCAGACTCATCACTTGGCCTCCTGCATGCCGTTGATCGAGGCGGAAAGCAGCGCTTCCACACACTCCAGCAGGTAGTAGGTTCCCCAGTTGATGTTTGCATCATCCGTATCACGGGCGGCATCTGCCGCCGCGCGGACCTGGGTGCTGGCCGCACTCAGCAAGCATTGGGCGTATTCCAGCGCGGCGACCGCGGAGACGCCTTGCTGAACAGCGAAAATAGAGACGTTGGGTGCGACATCGCCGAAACCGCAATGCCGGGTAAAAGCCTGTGCGGACGAAGTATGAGCCTTCATGGTGGAACTCCTTTGTCTGTTGGAGTTCGCCGCCATCGTGACCAAACAATGGAGGCGAACCGTGCGCGGGTTGGTCAACCGGGGACAAAGGAACCCGGCAGGGCCGAAGCCCTCCCACGCACGGCCCGCCATAACGCGGGCACAAAAAAACGCCTTGCGGCGCCGTGCGCCTCTGTCTGCTCGGGTGACCAAACCCGGCCGCTGGATCTACAGCGACGGGTGGAAGGTAGCCCCGGAACAGCCGGCGTGTCAATGCAGTTGTGTATGCGATGGCATCATATGGCCATACCGCCCACCATGACGCTATGCTGCCGTTTGGTCGCTTGGCATCGGCCGGCGACAGGGACAGGAAAGGCGGCATGGATTGCTTTTGATCAATCCTGCGCATTGCCTGTGACTGATACTGGGCCAGCACATCAGACCCGGCGTTTCGTTGCTAATCACGGCGAGGAAGATCTATGGCAGGAAAGCCAGCCGCACGACAAACCGATCCCGTTTCATGCCCCATCCCAGGGCATGGCGCAAACACAATTGCGCAGGGATCTCCTGACGTACTCATCAACGGCTTGCCCGCCGCTCGGCAGGGCGACACCACCGATTGCGGCGGGGCCGTTTCCGACCTTGTATCAACCACGGTTTTCATCAATGGAAAGCCGGCAGCTCTGGCGGGAAGCCTTCACAGCCATGGCGGCGTCGTCATTGGCGGCTCTGGGGATGTGCTGATCGGCGATGTGGTTGCTTCAGCAGCCGCAGCCCAACCGGCACAAACACCACAAGATGAATGGATCAGCTTTTCCATCACCGCACCAGAAAACTATGAAGGACTTTCATGCGTTGCTCATTTCGATGACGGCACTTCACTCCAAGGCGTCTTTGGTGCTGATAACAAAGTGAAATTCTCACCCACCGGGAAGATTTGTCAGAAGCTGGAGTTCTGCGCCCCGCCGGAACAAGACAGCCCGTCAGTTATGGATTTGTTGTTAGGGAAAATTACCGGATAAGGAATAACCATGTCGGACAGCACTGTAGTAGAAGGCAGCTTCTCGACCCAAGCCGAGCATGCGCTCGGCCAATCCCCGCTTGAAATCGCTATCGCCGCTTTCGAGGGTGCAGCAACGCGTTTCTCATTGGATGCCATTAGCGACGCCAATGCTCGCTCAAGCTACATGAGAAATATTAGAAGGATTTCCGAGCAAGCTTTAGAAGATGCAAAAGCGGGCCGCATAAGTTCCCGCGAAGCCATGGAATATTGCTATGAGATGCGCAACAAAATCATGGCAGAACATCGGAAATTTACATCTGCACAGGGCCTGGCAGCTGCCGAACTGAAAAAGAAAGACCCTCCACCCATCAGCAAGCTTCTGGACAAATACTCACAAACAAATTTCAATATTGACTACGACAAACTTAGCGAGTCGCAAAAAAGCAAAGTGCATTACTCCATAGTTGAGTCATCTGGCCGTGACAATGCACGCGTTACCAAGGGAACACAGCGCATGCGCATCATTGGCAAAGTTGGCATTCTGGTGACAGCAACGCTTGCGACCTATGAAATAGTTAGCGCCGACAACAAAGTCAAAGAAACAGCTCGACAAGGGTTAATAGTAGGCTTCGGAAGCTTAGGAGGCCTAGTTGCAGCACTTGGAATATCATCAATATGCGGCCCAGGCGCTCCGGTTTGTGCTGTTGCCTTGGTGCTTTTGGGAAGCACAACAGGCGGCATAGCGGGCAGCCTCACAGCCGATTACATGGATGAAGAGCTAGAGGAATTTTCAAAGTGGGAAATCTTCTGAGCTACGTCGAACGGCAGAGCATTTGGCGGACACTATCGTGCGCCTTTGTAGATAGTGAAATTAATTTCAACTATATCGCACGAAAGATCGCCAAGTACAAGCTGGAAGAAATTGAAGATATCTTCTTCAAAGAAGTCGCTCCCGTATGTTATCCAAACAGCATCGCTGTCATTCCGCCTGTATGGACGTTTTTCGAAGATGAATGGCTGGACGAAGAAATACCTGCTCTCTTGAGCAAGAGCAAGCGAAATGCCTATCAGCGCTTGAGATATAAGATTTACGTTTCATATCTACGCTGGGCGTGTAAAGACATCTGGTCCGCCATCACGGACGAACTTCAGAAGATGAAGGGCTCAGTTTAGCTGAGCCCTTCACAGCTCCAGAACCACCCTCTCCTTCTTCACCTCCGCCTTGGCTTTCCCCTTCTTCCCCGCATTGCACTCCACCGTCGTCGACCACCCCGCCTGGGTGTACGTCTGCTCGACGGATTCGCACAGGTACTCACCATTCAGGCCCGGCTTGAGGTCCACCACATTGATCAGCCGTTCCGCGAACAGGTCGGTGCGGCCGGGCATTTCCAGGCGCACATCCGCCGTGCTGCGGTTGAACGCCTTGAGGCGCGCCTTCGCGGCTTCCTCGGCAGCGGTCTTGTTGGGGTAGATGTGCCGGTCCGTATGGACGGGCGGCAGGCCGCCTGGAACGTCTTCGTTATCCAGCGTCAGCACTTCGAGCGTGCCGGTCTGTTTGTTCTGGTACCGGGTGCGGACCGACTGCTGGGCGGAGCGGTCCGAGAAACGAAACTGCCAGCGCGACAGATCCCGGCGGTGAATCGGGAGCGGATCGATCGCCCGGCCGCTGGCCGAGACGGCGCCTTCCCGACGCATCACCAGCAGCTTGCCGTCCGCTACCTTGGCGGTGCAGTCGTAGAGCTTGGCCACTCTGGTGATGAAGTTGATGTCGGACTCGCCGCGCTGCTCCAGGCGCACCACCCGGTCGGTCAGGGTGCAGACGGGCTCCCAGCCGTTGCGGGCTGCAACTCGCCTCACCACGTCCGCCAGAGTGGTGTCCTCGAACGCACCATTGCGGACGGTCTTGCCGCTCCCGCGCATGTCGGCGGCCTTCCCGCCGATCACCAGCGTGGAGGGTGGGCCTGACACCGCGACCTCGTCGACGGTGTAGCGGCCCATCTTTTCCAGCTTGCCGTCATAGCCCAGAAAGACCTCGATCTCCGCGCCCCGTTCCGGCAGCGCGATGGCGTCATCGCGGTCGTCCAGGCGCAGCTCGAATCCGTCTGATTCGAGGCCGGCTTTGTCAGTGGTGCGTAGGAGCAGAAGGCGGTCGTTGATCAGCGCAGTGATGTCTGTTCCGTCAGCGACCAATCGGAAACTCGGTTTCATAGATTGTCCAATGGAGCCCGACGCAGCTGGGCTCCATTGGGCATGGCGCTCATATCACTGCGCACATGTCTGCCTGGATTTCCGCACCCAAATCCGCCAAGAGCTTTCTGAATTTTTCGATATGGAAGACCATTTCGGTCTCGTCCGGATGAAACCCTGGGATATTGGCCCCATACCGCTCACCCTTGGGGGTGAGCGCCGCGAAGAGCCGTGTATCCACGCCGTTGCTCGACAGCCGCTTACGGTCCTCCATGAAGCCGTAAGCGCGCATCAGGTCGAACAGCGTGGCGCTTTTCAAAGGGGAGCCGATTGCAGCAAGCGACTCCTTGGCAGGCAGGAGCCCGCCGGAGCGCTCGATTTGCAGTTCTTTCCAGGATTTGCGCTGTGGTCGTTTGGTATCTGCCGGAAGACTTTCAGCAGCGCGCGCGCCATCATCAGTCAGCGCATAGTGTGCACGCCGCCCTTCGGCCTTGTTGGCTTTGACGCGCAACACCAGCCCCTTGTTTTCCAAGGCTTGCAGCGTTTGCCAAGAAAACGTCTCTCCCCCAATAAGAAGGTCCCCTGGTGACTGAATCCGCTGCTGCTCAATCGGCTCACGCTGCAACACAACTAACACCGCTTTTTGAACTGGGCTGAGTGCAAGCCCACCCGTAACCTTCCCCATGATTTCCCTCTCTCCAAGTACCGCAATGGCACAATGGAATCATGAGGGGTCACGACAGCGGGTGCTAGCCCCATAGCTTTAAGCCCTGTACCTCTTGCGCTGGCAGATCCGGCAACCGGATCACCACGCCCGCGCGAAACGGTTGCGGCTCATCAGCGAGGCCCGGGTTGGTATCCAGCACCGCTTCGAGGCAGCCGTTGAGGTGCCCGTAATGGGCGTAGCAGATGGCGTCCAGCAGGTCGCCATCAACCGTTCTGCACATCGTCGCCATAGCGCACGAACTCCAGCGTGAACCCCTGCTTGCGGGGAATGGCGCCGCGCAGCAGCGCCGTCTGTTCTTCCTGCACGCTGCGCAGGCACCAGGTGCCAAGCACCTGGCCGGCGCCGGTTACCAAATCCAGCGGCAACAGCCGCGACGCCAGGGCGCGCAACGTGTCGAGCTGGCCCAGGCCGCCGCGCCAGTGCGGGAACACCGCGCCCTTGAGCGTCATCTTCTCGTCACCCAACCCCACCGCCTGCTGGGCGGGGCGTCGAGTCAGGCGTTCCTGGCCAACCCACTTGTACTCGGCTTGCCGGGTCAGCTCGTGGAAGGCCGCGGTATCGAGGTTGAAGTAGAACGGCTGGCCGCCCCCCACCGGAGTGGCGATAAGCAGGTGGGGGAATGGCGGCACGGCGGCCGGCGCCGGGGTGGCCACCTCGCCGAGTGCCGTGGTGGGCGTGATCTGCTCCGGCTTGTCTTCGGCATCAGCCTTGGCGGTCACCGCCTCGACCGCGCGCTTGAGCTTGCCGACCTGCTCGTTGAGCGCCGTTACCCGCTCCGAAACGGCCGTGGCCACCCGTGTTGCGCGATTGAAGGTCGACACCACCTGGTTGATCTTCGACTGCGCGGCGCTGATGCCGCGCATGGCGCGCTGCAACTTCGCCGCATCGGCCGACGACACCCCCGGCAGGTTGGTCAGCTCACCCAGGCCGCCACTGATGTCACCGATGGCGCCGTTCAACGGACCCGCCATCGAGTCCGCATCACGGCGTCCAGCTTCTCCAGCCTGGGCCATGTTGGACATCCCGCTTTGCATCAAATCCAGGTAGGCCACGGCCCCTCCTTACACATGTGGAGCGTCAAACATCTGGCGGCGCTGCTGTTCGGCCGCGAGATCCCGCATGGCCTGTTCCAGGTGTGGCATCAGCTCACCCACCAGCTCGCGGGGGTTTCGCACTCCATCGGGAACCACCAGGCTGATTTCGGGCGCGAACTCGATGACCTGGTGGGTAACCGACTGACCTGCCCCCGGAGCTGCCGACGGCTCGGCCAACTGGGCGAGTTGCTGGGCAGCGGGGCTCGCCTCGGCGGAGTCTTCCGGCGTGAACCATCGGCCTACCGCCGCGCCGAGCGAGCTGCCGCCCATACCGCCGAGAATGCCGCCAATGAGGCCGCCCACGGCCGTGCCCACGATCGGTACAACCGAGCCCAGCGCCGCGCCGGCAGCAGCGCCGGCCAGCGTGCCGGCCAAACCGCCCGCCGCGTCGCCGTAGCCCTCGGCTTTCTCGCGATCGGTCGTTGCGTTCTGGTAGGTGTCCACCGC